CCGTCGCTGCCAATAGTTCCAGAGCCAGGCTGCGCAAACCAGGCGTTCCCGTTCGTCCAGACGCCGTTGACCATTGGCACCCCGAAGGATGCCACGCCATTGAGGAAATTCGTGTAGGTCATGGACTTCCCCCTTAGCTCGTCGCCAGCTGGCCGCCAACGGCCCGCGGATTGGTGACGAAGAAGCCGGCGCGCTCATAGTTCTTGACCATGAGCGTGTCGGTCAGTTCGTCCACCCACATAGAGGTCTCGTAAGGCTCGCGCTGCAAGTGCACGAGGCCCTCGATATTCGTCGTCCAAAACCATGCGTACTTGCTGGTCAGGTAGCGCATGACCTTGATGGTGTCGGCTGCGGCCTCGACTTTGTTGATGACGTTGGGGTCGTTGGTGAGCGTGCCGGGACGCAATACTGCGTCTTTCAGGCGCCGGGCCGCTGCGGAGAGATGCGCGGGGATAATGATCTTTTCCGCCGTCGCGTCGATGCGCAAGCCAGCCTCGTCATAAAGGCCGGTGTAGACCTGTTCATAAGCCGCAAGCAGGCTCGTCTCGTTGAGCTGCTGAGGTGTCGAGGAGGTGTTCGCGTAGACGCCCGTGTCGATCGGATGGTTGACTGACAAGAGTGCCTGCCCATCGCCACCAGTATTCGGGTCGTAGGTTCCGGCCGTGTTGAAGATGTTGGCCGAATACGTGTTCCAGAAGGCGCGCATCGCGGCGTTAAGCCCCAAGTTCGTCGGCTGGAATTCCCTGCGGTAGAGGCCGTCTGCGATGGCCTTCCGAGTCATGGCGTACATGATGGAGGCCTCGATGGTCTCCATGTTCACGACCCAGCGATCGCCGGCATTGTTATCGGCGAATGAGGCCATGCCTTCCTTCTTGACCTGCGCGATACCAAGGCGCCGCGTCATCAGGGCGCGCTCGATTTGCATTTTGCTCTGCTTGGTCTTGAAGATATCCTTCCACTCTGGCGGAACGTCCTTATATTGACCTTCCACACTCATGAGGGCGGGCTGAAGCTGATTTTTGATTTGTGCGATATTAACCATTATTCAAACCCTCCCTTATGCGCCGAGTGCATTGAACGGATTGGACGATACAACCATGATATTGTATGGGTTGCTGTTATCCGTCCCATTCCACCCGGCCGGGGCATAGTTCGAATAGAAGTCAACGATGCGGAACGGCAACGTGGCGGTTGTCGCCTCATTGGTTCCCTGCGTAATCGTCATGGACGATTTGCCCGTGCCCCCAATCACGGTTCCTGTTCCGCCTAGATACGGCTCAATGTTGTCGCCGATATCCGAATTCGAGAACTGTGTTGAGGTGGCCTGGACGATGAACAGCTGCGGCGGGACTCCCAAGATAGGAAGCAACTGCACGTCCACATCATAGGCTGTGTCGCCTGACGGCAGGTAGGTGTTTGGGGTGCGCCGTCCCTGCGAAGTCGAGAGATATTCAAACCCCTCAACGATGCCGACGACATTCGAGCCCGCAACGCCGCTCGTGTAGCGTCCGCAGTAACCGTTGCCAAGATCGACTAGCACGTCCCCTCTATAGAGAGGCGTCCCATAGTTATAGGCGACCTTCTTCCAAACCGTGCTGTAGTTCGCTACAGCGCCGCCGCCGGGGAAACCAAGATGGGCAAACCCGAACGGCGAATTTGCATTCGTCATTCTTCGATATCCTAAAACGTTTCAGGGGTTCGCCAAATTGGACGCGCGCCAATCGTAGGCAGTCCCGCTACATGCCTGCGCGGCAGAGCGGCGGTTATTCTTCGTCCGGGATGCCGTCTTCGGCGTCCACTAAGTCCTTTGCAACTGCGCTCGCCTTTACGAGTTCGCGGACGCGTTTTACTTTCTTGCCCCGATTGTCGAAGCCATCCGGCACAACAAGGTCAGAACTTTTATTCATCAGGCCTTCATATTGGAGACGGGTCTTTTGGTTCGTCTCCTCAATGTACATCGCCGTCAATTCGGCCGGCCGTTCCATGAGGACCTGGCCGCCGCGGCGGATGCAATCTGCGCTTTCGCCGGGAAGCAAGAAGAACTGGCCAACGCGGGAATCGGAGGTCACATAGCGCCAATTGTTGGCGTACATCTGTGCCAGGTCTGTGCTCGGCTCCCCAAGCACCGTCTCGACGCACCACTGATAGGTCCAACCATCCTCCATCAGCTCTTCCGGGATGTCGAACATGCTTCCATCGGAAGAGCGGAATTTGAGAATTTCCCCGTTGCGGGCACGGAAACAACCGGGCTTCGGAGTCGCATTGCCCTTCGCCGCCCGCGCCTCTTTCGCTTTCGCTGCTCCCGCCGCTGTGCCAGCCATTTTAATGTCTTTCCATATCAGGAGTAGCGATGGTGCGTTTTGCCTTCGCGGATGAGCTTATCATTGGCGAGATATTCGGACACTGTCATTCCGAGGTCTTTTGCCAATTGCTTGAGAGCCGGGCTTGCGCGCTCGACATCTCCGCCCGATCCGCCATTTGACCGCGAGACCGGGGCGCCCGGCAGCGGTGCTTTGCGCCCCTGAGGTGCAGGCGGCGCTGTGACGGGCTTCGCCTTTGCAGGGGGCGTCTTCTGTGGAGGTTCTTCCGTCACGGCATCATACCCCATTTCGCGATCAAGATACGCGTAATACTCATCGCTATTGGGGGCGAGACCCTTTAGCCGCGCGGTACGCTCGACCGCAACAGCCAGATCGCGGCGCTTCTCGTTCCCGAAGATATCGTCGCGGTGCGCGCGCAGCCACGCTTGATCCTTCGGGTGCGGGAAGTTCTCGACAATCGTCCGTTCAATCTCATCGCCAGCCGGCGCGGCCTGCTTCTGCTGCTGAACGGCGGGAGGGTTCTGAATGCGCCGCACCACCTCGTCATGCCCGGCGACAAGCTGGCGCTGCTTGTCCTTGGCGTCGGAAAGCGCTTCCGTCGCTGCAAGTTCGGCATCGACATCGCCAAGCTGGCGCGCTTCGCGATACGCACGCTTGGCTTCCTCAAGTTCGGTGTTCGTTGCCGCAATCGCGTGCTCGATTATGAGCTTGTGGTTCTGCAGCTCGTTAATCTGTGCGGCGTTTTGGTTCTGTTCGAGCGTTGCGGCGCGGTTGCGCTCGGCATCACGCTCAACGATGACCTGATTGCGCTCGGCTTCCAGCTCCTTGAATTGCCTCTCCAGAGCCGCGTAAGCGTCTTCTTCCGGTTCCGGCAATTCGATGGGGGTATGAATGTCTTCGGGGAGGTCGCCAGCCAGCAAATCGGCTTCATCGCCCTCTGTGGCGATAGTCCCGTCACCCTCAACCAGGTCATTGACGGGGACTTCTTCTTCGCCGGATTTGTGCTTTTCGGCCATAGCGGCTACCGGATCGTGTCGCAGGACGAACAACGTCCGCGAATCTTATTATCATCAATGAACCGGCAGGAATAGCCCCCTATGGCGCATTCGCTGGTATCGGCGGTGCGGAAGAAGACCCAGGTTCCCACTTTGGGGCGCTTATTGTGGTCTGGCCATAGATCATCGTCTTTGAAGGCGATTTCCCCCATTGCCACAATGAGGCCGATCTTCCCCTGGAAGCGCTGCTCTTTCTTGTATTGCTCCGGAATAATCAGGCCGCCCTTGCTGTGCGTCCTATTGGGAGCGGTAACAACCAAAACCTCGTTTCGATAAATATCAAGTCCATCTATAAGCGGAAGGATTACGTCTAAGACTACACGGCGAGGGTCTTCATCGGAACCGTACTCAATTACTGTAGCTGGCTCAAAAACCGGCATATTCAGCCTTTCATCCTACTCGTCGTCTATCTTTTTGCGAACTTCCGCCATGATTGCCATCACATCGCCCAAACACCGGATGTAACCGGTCCAATTGCGATATTGGTCAACATCTACGCCAGCGCCGACGAATTCAAGCTTTTCCTGACGGATTTTCGCAAGACGGTCCCGCAGCATGGCCTCGTAGCGGTTCGTCTCGCGGTTCACTCGCCATGTCGGCGCTGCATTGCCGCCTTCTCAATGCGCCCAACGCCGTTCTCGCCGCCAGTCTGCTTGACGGCGCCGCCGCGCGCCCGCTTCTTGATCTTGCCGCCATTCTTCGACGGCAGCGGAGCAATGGGCCCTTGAGCGAGCGGGACCTGCTTGACGAGCGTTGGGCCGCGCATGCCAGGCGATGCGGGACCGGCAGGGGCTGGAGCTGGTGCCGCTGCGATAGGTGGCGCGCTGCGAACTGGGACCGGCACAGGAACGGCCTTACTCTGCCCAGGAGGTGCGATCACGTTGACGGCAACGGAGGGCTTGCCCTTGTGGTGCCCCTTCGCCGAACCTCCGTCCGCGCGCCCTGTGCGTGCCTCAGGCTTCACCATGCGGTCAATGAGCTTACGGTCTGCCGCTTCATCGGAATGGCGCGCGGCTCCTCCTGTGACGCGATGGAGATGTGCAGCCTTGGAGACCTCAACTGCCCTGCGGATTTCCTTCATGGTTCTGACCTTCCTCGCCAATCAGCGGCGCTATCGAAGCAGGATGTACAGCAAGTGAGTGCGTAATATCGAGGATTTTGTTTTGCCTGTCCGCTTCGAGTTTTGCGGCGGCTATGCGCTCGCGCGACTGGATATCGGCCGCCTGCATCGCGCGATTTGCCTCATCGGTTTGGGCCTTTATCGTGGCAATCTGCATCTGCTGGTCGCCCTTCATCTTCGTGGTGACGATTGCAGCCATGGTGCGGCCAGCGTTCGGATCGGGCGCGGCAGCGGGTTGCGTGCCAGGTGCGGGCGGTTTCGCGAAGAACTGTTCGGGATTATCCCAGCCCAAGGCGCGCAATAGTTCGGTCTCGACGGCCACAGGATCATAGCGGTCAGGATGCAGGTCGGCGCGCTGGCCGAGGCCGGCCGCTTTCATGATCCGGTGCATATGCGTCGGGGTGTTCGGGTCTGAAACCGGCACGAAATCGTAGTCGTTAAGCGCCTGCAATATCAGCTCTGCGTTATCGGGCTGCTTTCCATCTTCGCGGTGGCGCCAGAGAGCCTCAGGGTCTTCGCGCAATAGGTCGCGCAGCATTTGCAATTCTGTCGCGACAGCCGGATGAATGCCCTTGTGGACGCCGCTCATGATCTTCTGAGCTTGCTCGATCATGGCCAGCGTCGTTCCAACAGGGGCCTGCTGATTGCCCTCACCCACTTGCGTTTCGGCCGTGCCGCCGAGGCGCTGCCCCGTCTGCGCTATGTTGTCCACGAAGGTCATAAAAGCCGGGTCTGTCTGCTTATAAGGCAACTGCGAGACCGCATCGGACAGCCTGCCCGTCGGGCAATCAATCGGAATGCCCTGGCCCGGCCCGGCCGTAAAATTCGGCGTCTCGTTATTCGTTGCCCCCTTCGCGTAGAGAAAGGCCGCGAAGTTATTGAACATCCCGTTGTCGAGAATGATACGCCACGCCGCCGTCATTGCGTTCGTGGTGCTTCCCAGGAAATGCAGGAGACCGTAGGGCCAAAAGCCGAAGATCGGCACGAAGGGATAGAGCACGAAGGTGCGGCGCTTCCGCAAGCTCTCATCGCCCTTGCGCCAATTGCGCCGGATTTCGAGGATTTGTCGCGAGGTCTTGTCGATGACGATCTTATAGGGAAGCGGCAACCCGGTTTGCTTTCCCTTTAGCGTGTGCTCGAAGCCCGGCAGATCGTAGTCGCAGTGGCATTCCAGAATCGTGCGGTCTGTGTCTTCCGGCCGGTTGCTGTTTCGACTAACGCCCTGCGTCGAGGCTATCTTGCGGTCGAGTTCGGTGATCTCTTCGTCGGGCGCCGAAAGGTCGATATCGCGATAAGCATCCGCAAGCTGCATGCGCTTCACGGTCGCAGGCGACATCTTGATGACGTGCGTCACGCGCGGGGCATTGTCGATATCGGCCGCACTGTTCGCGACGATGAAGTCCTTCGCGTCAACCGCCTCGATGGCGGGACGGCGCCGGATGGGGCAATGGTAGCCTTTCTTGATGGCGGCGCCAGAGTAGCCAACCTGGGCAAATGCCTTGCGCGTGTCGGGATAATATTCGGTGCACGCGTTCGTGACGTAGAGGTTCACCGCATCCTCTAGCGCCACAGCGCCCATTTCCGTCGAGGGGGTGCAGGTGCCCTTATTGGCTATCTTCACGGGACCGTCGGCGGGCAGAAATTCTCCGCACGCGTTGGCCTGAAAGCGCAGTGTCGCCTCAAGCAGCAGCGGGTGCCGGACAATACTCATCCCCTC